TGCACTCATAATGCATTCCCTCCAATCATTTGAGACAGCAGTAATCCTTCTACGGCTGCCAACCGATCAGGGATGGTCGGCGTGTTTTTCTGCTTTTCGATTGCTGCCAGTTCGGCAGCGGTATAGGGGATATAGCGCTCTATATCCTCGTACGTGTCATAAGCGTCGCAGCCTAATACTCCCGGTACGTCGATCACTTTTTCAACATCTTTGCCGCCGTTTTCATATTCTTTTATAACTTCAATATGCGACTGCTCTGCAACAGCCGCTATGGCGTCATGGTGGATTGTCAGCTTATCTGATTCCAGGTGTCCTTTTTCCAAATTCGGATTCAAAATTTCATTGCCCTGTTGATCTAAAATTTTCATTGTGTTTTCTCCTTATGCAACTCGTTCCCACATGTAAACGCACAGATACGGCGGCATGTTGTTGTGTGCTTTTCCACCGCCGGTTACTTCTGTTTGCGCACAAGCGCCTACACCCCAGTAGTTTCCGTCCCATCCCGGCGCCTGCGTATAGCACGCACTATCTCCATACGTTTGCTCAATAAAATTAGCCTTTGTAGCACTGTGCCTATGTGATGGAATCTCATCGACCGTTAGACTCTGTGTTTCTGATCCTCCGGAACTACCTAATGAATGCTTCGGTCCACATCCGAGTAAGAATACATCCTTAATCTGCAGCCATGTGCCGCCGTATTTTGATGCGGGACTAGTTGACTGACGGCTGATATAAATATCTCCGATGTCATACTTGTTGGGAATTCCCTTCAAATCTGAATAATTCCCGGAGCGCGCAACTGGTGACAGCTGCGGCGTTTCAGCGCTCTTGCCGACTTCGTTTACCTTGCGTTTGACCTTTCCGAGAAGAGTAGACGGAGATTTTCCAAGTGTGGGGGTAACGGTATGAGAGCCGTTCTCCCAGACTTCTTCAATCTCCTCGACTCGGGCAGTATATTTAATCCCAGTTTCCTGATCAATCACCGTTCCGAGATCACCTAAGTCATAATCTTCACGGTAAATCAGAGTGTTGGAAGTCAGCACCGAGAAATCAGCGGATTCTGCAATCGGATATTGGGCGAGCTTTTCTTTTCCTCTCTGAATGAGCTTTGCTTTGTATGTTGTATCGGTATCATCTTTTTCCCGCTGTAAATCGCGCGCATCAACCCAGAGTTCTTTTCTCGGGTTCCCGTTTGTCTGGTCAACAGTCACGATAATACGGTCAGCATCTTCACCTTCACCAGCGACATATGCAAAGTTACGGTAATCTCCGGCACTGCGGGTATAAGTGGATAGGGAAGATGTTTCCTCTTCGTCCGAGAACACTGCGAGCGAGTGGACGGTTTGATTTTCTGTGCGGTCAAGCCCCTGCCATATTTCGGCATACATTTGGTCATGAGGATAATCGTACAGAATCCGGAATCCGCATTCCTGCGGTGTTGCAATCTCTCTGATTTTTGAAGGAAGATCGTCCCCGCGTGTCTGTACCGGTACCGGCGTTCCGAGGTTGTGCATTGTTCCGAGAGACAGCTTGGCTATTTTTCGCTTGCTGTCAGCCGGGGTAATGCAGTAGTTTGTGATCCATTCCCGCGCCCAAACTTCCGGCGTCTTGGTACCTGTGACGATGTCGGTAATTAAACGGCCGCAAAGGATATCCTCTAAGAAATGACCTTTTACAATGGTGTCGTGTTTCTCTTTATCGTAGGATACGTCTTGAATGATCCCGGTTTCCACCAGCCCCTTAGACCAGATGTATTCAGCTCCCATAAATAGCGGAAAATATTTTGGAGAACAGTGAAGCTCAAAATTTCCGGTTTCGTAATATTTGCGGTCCCAGATTAAAGAAGAGAAATCATCGAGTGCGCCAAGTTCTGCAAAATCGGCATTTAAAATAATGAGGTCAAGCAATCCTTACACCCCCAAATATTTTGCAGACCAGCGGGGATATACCTCTAAATTGGTATACCCATCATCTGCGGTATAAGAAAGTGTGTTTTCTCCTTCCAAAATCTGAAAGAAGGTACTGGTGCGGTCTTTCTTCTGACTGATGTTGACTCCATTTAACTCAATGCGTTTATTTCCGTGTTCGGTCGTAACGATTAAATGATCTCCGGCTTTCATGTCTACGATTACCCGTAAAAATTCTCCGGTTGTCAGATTGTCTATTCGCGGGTTCTTTACGACGTTTGTTGCAATGAATTCTATTTCGAGTCCGGTCGATACAGCACCGGGATTTATAACAGTTAGTTCATTGTTGTATTTGCGGTATGCCAAAGTAAGATTTGCTCCTTTGAAAATTGAAAATGGTGTCAAAAGCATCGGCACTTTCCCGGCGATATTATCTGAAAATTCATCCCCGATAAAATAGGGGTTCGGACAGGTAAGTTCAAAATAAAAAGCGAACGGATCATAAAGATTCGCTCGCTTATCTTTAAAAACGGTTGTCCGATAGGAAATATGACGTTCTGTTCCGCAGTAATTTACAGTTAATACACCGGGATGATGTACTACAAAAAAATCCTCAATTTGATGGCGAATTGATTCCGTATCTCCACTGCCGCGATATTCTGCCTCGATTGCAATTACTCGTGGTTCCACCCGATATCCGAGTTCCTGACTCCCGTCGAATTGGGCATTTGCTTTTAAATTGTAGGTAATGTCAGAGGATTCAATGCCTTCAATGGTTAGGATTCCGTAGTTTGTTTCGGTACCCATAGACAAGATGTGATTGTTGCTTTTGATTGTCAATGTGAGCTGCTTTTTATCAATCATAGGCTAATTCCCTCTTTGCGCGTTTTACGGCTCTTGCATGAGCCTGTGGGGTTTCAACAGGTTCATAGAAATTAAAGGTGTCATTGCTGGAAACGTTAGGAGTGCTGCTTTCGGATCCTCGGGAAGGAATACGATAATAGTCAGCGGCTCCTACAACTGCAGCGGAAGTGTTTGCAGACTCCGACCGTACAGTTTCCCGCATAGCGGTAATAACACCGGAAAGCTTTGCAGGGGAGAACTGCCGCACGATTCCCTTTGAAATCTCGTTATATACGGATTGCTTTAAGGGTAAAAGTGCTTCGTGTCCTTTTTCTCCGTATTCGTTGACACCGGTAACCGGATCCCAAAGCCTGGTTCGGTGTGTAAAGACTCCGACGGCACCGTCTGCATGTTTGCTGATCTGATATCCACCATTTGCGTATCCGGTAACGCCGCCGCCATCTCCAAAACCACTTCCACCACCGCTTATGCTCATGTTTGCAGTAATCGTGTGCCTGTTAAAAAAGCCTTGAAGCCAGTTATAAGCGCTTAGAGCCACGGAGTAGGTGTTATTTTCATCCATGTCATTCATGGCGGGAGCATTAACAGATGAATTACCGGTGGTATTGTCAACGTCGCTTACTCCATCTTTGCCGACCTGATCACCATTAGTAATAGGATTCATCGTTGGAGCATCAATCGTAGAATTACTTGATTCATCATTCATTTGACTAACTGTGTTAGCGGTTGCATTTCTTGCCTCGGCGTCTTTTGATGACCATCCTTGGATAAAAGCTTGGCCGTCTTTATCACCGCCGGTGTACATCAATCCGACCCCATCATCAATTTTTAAGCCCATACCTTCCAAAGCTTTATTCACGGTATCCTGTGCACCGGGGGGCAGCTTTGTAAGGGACAGCAGAAAGGAATCAACCATTTGTTGAGCGGATGAATCCATTTCGGAGAATTTTCCACCGCTGTCAGCTACCATCTGCGTAAGAGTCCCAAGCTGTTTTTTTGTTTCGGCATCTAAGTCGGATGATAATTGAGAATTAAGATCAGTTATGGCCTTATTATGACGGTCGTTTTCTTGCTCTTTTTCACGGTTACAATCTTCAAGTGCTTTGGCATAGGCATCTTCATAATCCATGCCTTCGTCCATATATTTTTTAGCGTTTACAGGAATTTGAGAGTTTAATTCGCTGATGGCTGATTGATGTCTTTCATTCTCCGTTTCTTCCTGTTGGTTGATAGCAACTTGTTTGCTGAGCCAGTCTTGAGCAGCAGACGCACGAGATGAATAGCCGTCAGCTACAATTGACCCTACCTGATCCTTTTTGCTTTCTGCGGCAGAGACTGCGTCTTGACATTCTTGCGCAGCCTGTGCATTTGCGGTTTTTAACCATGCGTCGCCGTCTGCCCCCATTGTTTCAGCAGCCTTTTTATTTGACGCCACTTTTGACATATAAGCATCTTCAGCGTATTTTTTAGTGCTTTCGCATTCTTCGTCAGCAGCTTTTATCATTCTATCGGATTGTGCCTGATATTCGTCTGCAGTTCCGGTAAAGCTGTCTTTTAAAGCCTGCGCCTGGTCAATTACAGCATCCTGCCGCCCTTTATGCAGTTCCAAAAACTGATTCGTGATGTCTTCCATCTGCTTTAATAAATCTTGCAGGCTCTTTACTTCTGCGCTGTTTGCGTCGATTCGCCCGGCAGAATAATCAGCTGCGATTTGAGATATTTGCTGCTGAATCGAACTCATTTTATCTTTGAGTTCTACCTGTTTATCGGAAGCCATTAAAGTAGCATCATTAAATCCGTCCATAGAGCTGGTAGCGCTGTCCACTCCGGTTTGATAGTCCTTCATATACTTTGCTACTCCGGAATAAGCTTCTCCCAGCTTATCCTGGGAGTCGGCGAGTAAATCCGCACTGCTGGCCGCTTTCTGCTGTGTGGCAGAATAAATCGCGATTCCTGCGCCAACGGCGGCGATTAGAGTAATCACTACACCTAGAGGACCGCCAAGAGCAGCACAAGCCGCGTCCCATGCGGCAGTTGCAGCAGCCGCAAGTGTGATTTTACCGGTTAAGACGCCAACGATCCCCTGCATAATTGTCATTTTTCCGGAAGCGGCATAGGTGGCGATTGCTGCGGCATCCTGTGCTTTCGAAAAAGTGTCCCACATTTTAGCAGCATCTTTAATTTTTGCAACGATTTTTACGAAATCAGATACTGCTTTTCCTGCTGAAGATAAATCCTTCGTAGTGCCTTTGATTGCAGACCAGGTTTTAAAGCCGACTCCTACGGATGCAATTAGGGGCAGTAGATTGTTAATATTTCCTGCAAGGAAGGACACGGCAGAAGAAACAACCGGCAATAAAGCATTGACGATTTTGCAAATATCCACTATTACATTTTTGACAGTGACCCCTAAACCAGGGAGGGCGGATTGTACGGATGCGGCAATTTGAGAGAATCCTGATTTTACGGTGTTCCCGACTTGAGTAATGTCCCGTCCAATATCGTACCCGAATAGTTGCTTTGCGAAAGCGGTAATCATATCAAGACCAGCCTGCCCGACTGCCGGAATAACGGTTGTAAGGGCTGAAAGGATGGCCTGTCCAATGCTGATTGCCGATGCTGTGATGGTATCGCTGTTGCTTGTAAGACCTTTGATAAAGGATACGAGTACCGTGGTTCCAGTTTGCAGAAATTGAGGAGCATACCCTGCAGCCTTCGCAATCGCTTGTGCTAACACATCGCCGATTGCCGGTATTAATTCAGTAGTTCCTCCGTGTTTAAATGCAGCGGAAAGCTGAGATACCCACCCGCTGGCAGTGGGAAGCAAATCATTTTTTAAAGTGTCCTGCATGCCCTGAGAAACATCACCGAGAAAAGTCATGACGTTATCTTTCAGAGTGGAGAGCTGACCATTAAAGGTCTTGCTCTGGTTCTGCATAGCATTGTAGAACTGTCCGCCTTCACTGGTGGCGGATTTGAACGCCTCTGCAACTTCCTGCGCAGAAATGCCGCCGGCCTCCATACGCTTACGGAGATCACCCATGCTTTCACCGGTCTTTTTGGAGATCTCACTCAGCGGGTTGAATCCGACGTTGATGCACTGAAGTAAATCTTGACCGGAAAGTTTTCCGGCACTGGAAATCTGCGAGAATGCCAAGGTTAGTCCATCAAATTTTGACTTATCGCCCTGAGAAATATCACCCAGCATTTTTAAGTCGGGCATGATGTCATTTGCAGAAGTCCCAAATGCAAGTAACGTCTGTGCACCTTTTGAAAGATCAGACATTTCAAAAGGTGTTTTATCTGCAAAATCTTTAAGATTTGCGATCATGCTTTGTGCTTTGCTGGCGGATCCCAGCATGGTTGTAAAAGATGTTTGGTACTGTTCCATCTGGGCGTTGTACTTAATAATGGTACCAAGTGAAATCCCGCCGATCGCCGCAGAAATACCGCTGATTGTTTTTGTGATTCCGGATACTCCGGATTTAACGGTAGAGCCCAAATTGGATAAGCCTTTTTTGATTCCGGCCGTGTCTAGGTCTGTTAGTATTTTGATTGTACCGTCTGCCAAATAATCACCTCCATTTGGGCATAAAAAATCCATGCCCGGTTAAAGGCATGGAAAAAGTTAAAATAACGCAGAAAACGAGTCCGCAAAATCTGCATCTTTCTGTTCAGCAGATCGCATATCGGGAAGTCGGTAGAGCCTTTTCAGCTTTCGCAGCTGCTTTGTCTGCTCTTTCGTCATATCTCGGGTGATCTCCGCTTGTCTGATCGACATGATCTTTACGATTTCGTTGTTCTCCCCGAGACCCGAAAATAACGCCCGGAACTTCCACCAGTGCAGATAGTCAATCAAATTAAGATCGATTCCATACTGAGTAAGGAAGGCAGCGTAAATGTACGGCGCATCATATTCGTATGAATAGATTTCCGTAGCCTTTTTTCCTTTTCCGGTGTCTTCAGATTCAGGCTCTCCGCAGCGGTAAAACCACATAAGGGCATCGATTGTCTCTTGTAGATTCTCAGTGACATATTCAATATCATCGGGAAAGAAAAGAGACAATATTTTTAGGAGTAAGTCATTCTCTGATAGTTGATTAAGCTGCTTTGTTAATAACAGCTCATACTGGATCGAGGTTCGAAAATCAGTGTCAATCGGAACCGCTTTGCCTCCGATTTTGACAGTATCGGGGAGAGAATCGATCAGCAGACTCATTTCACGCGCCGAAGCAAGGCACGCATTTTATCGTAGTCTTCGGCTGTTAACTGGGGAAGTCCTTCGGGTGTTTTGGGTGGTTCCTCCGGTTTAACGGGCAGCAGTGCCTTATTGTTGGATTCAACCGTTTTTGTGATTCCCTGTACCTGAACCTGTAATTCCGCGTCGAAATTTCGAATGAACTCATAGAATACGCGGAGACAGTCTTTTAAATTGCCCTCCGTATACGGCCTACCGAAGATGTTTTCAGCAGATCCTGCACCAAGAAAAGTATCGAAGAAGTCATAGAGGTTTTTGCACTGGCGTTCGATCAGCACAAGCATACTGTCAATTTTACCTGTCCTGGCTTCGCTTTCTATCTCGTTTTGCGCAGCATTACATGTGCTTTTTGCTTCCTCAATATTGCGTAAAACACGCAGATCGGTAAGATCCAGATTGATTTCTTTCCCGTTGATTTTCATTGTTTAAATCCTCCTAATTAAGCAGTCTTTTCTGCACCGGCAGTGAATGTACAGGTGTTTGTGGAATCGTTAACGACGGCGAAACCTTCCTCTTTGGTGCCTTTCACTTTGAAGTTTCCACTGTATGTATAGGCGTCCAGAGAGCCGCCTTCTGAATCGGGAATCACGGCAAACGGACGCTTAATTGCGGCATAGGTATTCGCATTTTTCCCGGGGTGACTGAGATCAACAATGACGATTTGCCGAATAGCGTCATTCCCAATCAGTTCGTCGTCTGTAATCTTGACAATATCGTCGTGTACGGCATTTCCTGCGTACTGGTCAAAGCCATACGATTTAGACGGGGAATAGCCGGTCACGTCGGTCTGTTCGAAAGATTCATCCACATACTGACGGTTATATTCTTTTGAATTTTTGCTGGTAGACAGATCGGTAAAACCCTGCATCCGGTGAAAAACAGGATCCCCGGTTCCGTCTGCAGCAGGAACGCCATAATAAGCGCGCTTTGCTGCTCTTGCTACAAGAACTCCATCCATATTAAAAAGCCTCCTTAAAATAAATCAGTTTGCACTGAATTTGATAACGTTGTGTTTTGTTCTGCTCATCCGCAGAAAAGGCATACCCGTTTGTGATAGCCTTCACGCTTTGAGCAGTGCAGCCGGCCGGCAGAGTTGGAAACTGACCATTTGCGGTTTCCTGTTCCATCCAGTCGGAGAGAGATTCAAAAAATTGAGACGCAGCCATGTTTTTGACTGCGTCTCTGCTGTATGCATCTTTGCTTGCTAGAACGAAAAGCGTTTGTCGGCGTGAACTGCCGTCAAAATACTGTTTGATGACCGGCTCACACGGAACTTCATCAATCGTGTATTCTACCGGCTTTGGAGCAAGATAGTTCACACGAATTGTTTTTCTGTCCAGCAGAGGGCAGGAGAGAAAAAATTCCCGAATGCCCTCTATAATAGAATTCATTTTGGCTGACCTCCTACATAATGCGCTAGACTGTTGAGAAGTTCCCGACCGTGATCGGCAATCATGCGCTTATCCCAATATTTTCCGCGTTGTCCATTGTTACGATTATTTTCGTAGTATTGCTTTCTGGCGTACGGCTGCACATATAAGACACCGTCTTGCTGAACCTGTGCGGTGTTCTTTAAAGGACCATGTGAAAGTGGAACATATGGATCGCAGAGACGTTTGATTTCAGAAGCCATGAATTTTTGCGCGGGGCCGTTATTATTTAAATAACGTCTCGCAAGAATTGTCTCAGCTGAATCGAGTTGAATTTTAACGGATGTTCCCATTAGACCGCCTCCAGTTTCCAGTGTGCGCCCTGTCCGCGCCGATTATCGTGTACGGCTGAAATTGTCGCGGCATTATAAGTGCCCCTCAGATCGGCGTCATTCGTTCCGATAGGGGCCTTGCAGTCACCGAGAACCAGCATATCGTCCTCGTGCGGCGAAAAGCAGCGGGTGTTTTCTACTGGAATTCGGCATTGAATTACTTTTCCCAGGGAAACGCTTTTGTTTGAGACTGTCGCTACCGTATGGGAATACCAAGATGCGCCGGAAATTACAGTGCGGGATACGGCGTTTCCGTCATCATCCAAGTGATAATAAGTGACCGTTTCATTTGCCATCTGCATATCAGTCCACCCCCGCATAGCGCAGAGGGTGGGAAAGAGGAAGGTACAGATTTACTGCATCCTCTTTCTGCACTGCATACTGGCTTTTAACGACTTGCATGGATTCATATGTTTCGCTGTAGCCGTCGTTGCTGTATGACTTAATATCCTCGTGTGACGCGGCCTTTTTAGCTGCCGCATGTTCATTCAGTACGACATCGGAAACCGCACACACCGCCAGTTTCACTTCGTCGGGAATATCGTCGGTAGGGTTCCACTTTAACCGCCAGTAAGTCAGTAGGTTAACGTACCCTTCGGCTTCTCTCTCAATAGTCGGCCAATCGGCTTCCGATACGAGGGAACCATGGTAGGTCCCCTGATAGTAAGCAAAATCCGCATACATGTATTTTCCTCCTTAAAATTAGGCGTTTGCAGGCAGTGTAATATCTTTTGTAACAGCCGTCTTGTCGACTGTGATGATATCACTTACAGTGCGGTATCCGGACTTCTTGACCGTTACAGGATAAGTGCCGGCGCGCAGGTTGTACACAGCTTTACCGCTGTCATCCGTCTTTGCACGGGAACCGTCTACATCCACAGTGGCACCGGAAACAGCGGCAGGTGTTCCTGCATTGTCCTTAACCGTTAAAGTTACTTTTTGATCAGTAAAAGCAGTAGACGGCTCCATGTAAGCGAACGGTACGGCGAGACGATCGCTGTCCAAACGGGTTGCATAATTTGGCAAAGCCCAGCCGAGACGCATCACCACACGCAGGGCAATCATGTCCTGCTGCGCA